TGTATGAATGGTTCGGGCGCATCCCGAAGTTCATCATCACGCTGGCAGCCGACTACTGCTCACAATGCAGCGACCTTGAATTCTGCGCCCTGGTAGAGCATGAGCTTTACCACATTGCCCAGGCCACGGATGATTTCGGCGCGCCTAAGTTCAACAAAGAGACCGGGCAGCCAGTGCTCACACTGCGCGGCCACGACGTCGAAGAATTCACTGGTGTCGTACGTAGATACGGAGCCAGCAAAGAAGTGCAGGAGCTCGTTGATGCGGCCAATGCGCCAGCAGAAGTGGCTCACATCGATATAGCCAGGTCATGCGGCACATGCATGTTAAAGCTGGCCTAACAATATGACTGATTATGACAGGCAGGTAATCCATGGCGACACTGAAAGGTGAGGTCAAAGCCTTCATCGTTCAGTCCCTTGCCTGCTTCGATACCCCATCCCAGGTGGTTGAGCTGGTCAAAAAAGAATTTGGCCTGAGCATCACTCGTCAGCAGGTCGAATCACACGACCCGACGAAAGCAAACGGCAGGGGGCTAGCGCAGAAGTGGGTGGACATGTTCAATGCCACCCGCGAACGCTTCCAGAATGAAATCTCCGATATTCCGATCGCAAATAAAGCGTACCGTTTGCGCGTTCTCGACCGAATGGCGACCAATGCTGAAAAGATGAAGAACTACGGCATGACCTCTCAACTTATCGAGCAGGCCGCCAAAGAAATGGGCGATGCCTACACCAATCGCCAGAAAATCGAGCATTCAAGCCCTGATGGCAGCATGACTCCGCAGCCGACCATCATCCAGTTGTTACCCGTTGAGCCGAAAGCATGAGTAAAGCCGTTCAACTGCCGATCCCCGCCAAGCTTGCGCCGCTGTTCACCGCCGTGAATAAGCGCTACCGGTGCTCGCATGGTGGACGTGGCAGCGCCAAGACGCGCACATTCGCACTGATGACTGCCGTAAAGGCGTATCAGTCGATGATGAACGGTGAAAGCGGCGTGGTGCTCTGCGCGCGTGAGTTCATGAACTCGCTTGAAGAGTCGAGTATGCAGGAGGTGAAACAGGCTATCCTGTCTGTTCCCTGGCTGGCTTCCAACTTTGATATCGGCGAGAAGTACATCCGCACCATCGACAAGAGCGTTAACTACGTGTTCTGCGGTCTGCGGCATAACCTCGACAGCATCAAGTCGAAAGCGCGCATCTTGCTCTGTTGGGTTGATGAGGCTGAATCAGTCAGCGAAATAGCCTGGCAGAAGCTGAGCCCGACCGTTCGTGAGGAAGGTTCAGAGATTTGGGTGACATGGAACCCGGAGCGCGACGGCAGCGCCACGGATAAGCGTTTCCGTAAAGAGGCTGGCGACGACTGTATCACCGTTGAGATGAACTACACGGATAACCCGTGGTTCCCTGACGTGCTGGAAGGTGAGCGGCAGAACGATCAGCGCCGCCTCGACCCGGCAACATACGCGTGGGTTTGGGAAGGTGCTTACCTCGAAAACTCTGATAAGCAGGTGTTGGCCGGAAAATACCGGATCGCTGAGTTCTCGGACCAGCTATGGAAAGAGGCCGATCGCCTGTTCTTCGGTGCTGACTTCGGTTTCGCCAAAGACCCTAACACGCTGGTGCGCTCGTTCATCCTGCACAACCGGCTGTACATCGAATACGAGGCATACGGTCAGCAGACAGAGCTCGACCATATGCCAGAGCTATACGACACAATCCCCGGATCGCGTGACTGGCCAATTAAGGCTGACGCGGCACGACCTGAGACGATAAGCTATCTCAAGCGGCAGGGCTTCAACATCTCAGCCGCCGAAAAATGGCAGGGAAGCGTTGAGGACGGTATCGCCCATCTTCGCGGTTTCGACGAAATCATTATCCACCCGCGTTGCAAGAACGTGGCGCGTGAGGCTCGCATGTGGTCGTACAAAACTGACCGCATCACCGGTGAGGTGTTGCCGAAGCTCGCCGATGGCTATGAGCACTGCTGGGACGGTATCCGCTACAGCCTCGACGGTCACATTAAGCGTAAGGGCCAGATGGCCGGGATGATGATTCCGAAACGCCTTCGCTAACCAAACGGACAAACCATGACTGACAAATTAACTCTCGCCGTCAACCATGCGTTGAACGATGCGCGGATGGCGCGCGCCCGTATGGGGCTTATGGCGCCAACAATGGGGCTGGATAATAAGCGCCATTCCGCATGGTGCGAATATGGATTCCCTGAGCAGGTAACCTACGAAAACCTCTATGCCCTGTACCGCCGTGGCGGTATCGCTCACGGTGCAGTTGAGAAGCTGGTGGGCAAGTGCTGGCAGACTAACCCGGAAATCATCGAGGGTGACGATGCCGACGAGAGCGAAAACGAAACCGCCTGGGAGAAAAAGGCCAAACAGGTATTCACCAACCGATTCTGGCGCTCATTCTCTGAGGCCGATCGCCGTCGTCTGGTGGGCCGTTATGCTGGCATCCTTCTGCACGTCCGCGATGAAAAAGACTGGAACCTTCCGGTAACCAAAGGGCGAGGTCTTCAGAAAATATCGGTGGCGTGGGCCGGATCGCTTACGGTGAGCGAGTGGGACACTGGCCTGAACTCGAAGACGTACGGCCAGCCTAAGATGTGGCAGTACGCCGAACGGTTGCCGAATGGTTCAAGTCGCCGTGTCAACATCCACCCCGATCGCGTTTTCATCCTTGGCGATTACTCAGACGATGCTATTGGCTTCCTTGAGCCAGCATATAACGCCTTCGTGAGTCTTGAGAAGGTAGAAGGCGGGTCTGGTGAGTCATTCTTGAAGAACGCAGCGCGACAGTTAGCACTTAGTTTCGATAAAGAAATCGACTTTGCCAATCTGGCATCAATGTACAGCGTCAGTGTTGACGAGTTGCAGGACAGATTCAACGACGCTGCACGCGAGATGAATCGCGGCAATGATGTGTTGCTTTCTCTCCAGGGTGCCAGCGTAACCTCCTTGGTTTCTCCGGTTTCTGACCCGTCACCAACGTACGATGTAAACCTGCAGACCGCCGCCGCAGGGGTTGATATTCCGACGCGCATTCTGGTTGGTAATCAGCAGGCCGAGCGCAGCAGCACCGAAGACCAGAAATACTTCAATACTCGCTGCCAGTCTCGCCGTGGCGACCTGTCATTCGAGATTGAGGACTTCTGCGACAAGCTGATCGAATTAAGCATCCTCGATCCGGTCAGTCAGAAGACCGTTATCTGGGACGACCTCAATGCGCAAAGCGACAGTGAAAAACTGGATGCCGCTCAGAAGATGTCGCAAATCAACAGCGCTTCCATCGGCACGGGTGAGCAGGTGTTTACTGGTGAAGAAATTCGCGTGGCCGCCGGGTATGAGGGTTCGCCAGAACCACTTCCAGAGGTAGATGATGACGAAGAAGAAAGCGAAGTCACCGATACTTCCGGGGAACCTTAAAGACCCGACAGGCGCTGACCGCCTTGAACGCGGAGCAATGGGCGAGTTCGCCAGGCGAATGAAGCGAATTGGCAAAGCCTACAAGGACATCCTCGACCGCATTCCTGCATCGCCATCAGTAAACCAGCGTTACACCTTCGACCTCGATTCCACCCAGCTATCAATGCTCCTCAGCAATGCCTCATTGCTGGTTGATGAGATTTTGGGTGCAGATAACGAGACAGGATTCTGGTTCTGGGCTGATTACGTCAACCCGGCGTATCAGCGCGGCACGGCGCAGGAGTTTGCCAATCTGGCGCAGCAATCAGCCGTGTACGCTGCCGGACAGGAAAGCGTATCGACAATCCTTCTCAGCGAACCGTACCGACGTAGGCTGATTCTGGTTCGCGCTCGCGCCTTCGAGGAAATGAAGAACCTCAGCGCCAGTGTGAAAGCAGATATGGCGCGGATACTGACCGATGGACTTGGTCGCGGACAAAATCCACTGGAGATAGCTAAGCGCCTTACTGAGCAGACGGGGATTGAGTCTCGCCGGGCTAATCGTATTGCCAGGACGGAGATTACCACCGCGCTGCGCCGTGCGCGCCTGGACGAAGACGACGAAGCCAGAGAACGATATGGCATCCGTACAAAGCAGATGCACATATCAGCGCTCAGCCCGACGACCCGAAGCACCCATGCCGCGCGTCACGCCCATCTGTATACCGCAGAAGAGCAGCGGGAGTGGTGGGCTAAGGATGCAAACGGCGTGAACTGCAAATGCTCCACGATCGCGGTTATGGTCGATGAAAGCGGCAAGCCGTTAAGTGACACCATCATCGATAAAGCTCAGAAAACATTTAACACAATGAAAGCCCGTGGCTACCAATGGGCTAAGGGTTAACTCATGCCAATGCAAGTTAATGTCACCTCGAAGGTGAACAGTAAGGCCATCCGGCGCGAACAGCACAACGGACGCGAGCACTGGGTTGTTCCTTCCTACACCCTTCCGGCGAACGTGGTCATGAACGGCGGTCTGTATCCGGCCAGTGAGATTGACCAGCACTACAGTGGCCTGGAGGGGACACTGGCACCGCTTGGACATCCACAGTTCAACGGTCAGTTTGTTTCTGCTTTTAGTCCTGAGGGGCTGAATGTGGGTTATGTAGGGGCATGGAACAAAAACGTCAAGAAGTCCGGCAACCGCGTCTACGTCGAGAAGTGGATCGATACAGAAGTGGCAAAGCGCACGGATGACGGAAAGCGCCTCCTTGAGCGTCTTGAAGCGCTGGAGAAAGGCGAGGATGTTCCGCCAATCCATACCAGCGTTGCCGTATTCCTGGAGGAGCTTGAAGCGAACGATGAGCAGAAAGATCAGGGGGCTTCATGGGTTGCGAAAATTCACGCGATGGACCATGACGCCATCCTTCTGGATGAGGTTGGCGCAGCTACGCCAGAACAGGGGGTAGGGATGATGGTAAATGCTGATCTTGCCACTCCACTGAAAGCTAATTCCGGCGCTCTGGTGGGGGAAACCTATCGCGAGCGTGAGCGGAGGCTGGAGAAGGCAGCGAAAGATAAATTCGCTCCTGGCGAGAAAGAATACGCCTGGGTGGCTGACTTCACTGACTCGCAAGCGGTAATCATCCTCAACAATGGCGAGCCGAAGGTTTACGGATACAAGTCTGAAGGCGGAAAGATTGTCTTTGATGATACCTGGACAGAGGTTCAGCGCCAGAGTTCATGGGTTGCTGTCGTCAACAAACTCAAATCTTTTTTCACACCGCAGGAACAGCCTGCACCAAACCACAAAACGGAGGGCGACATGCCTTTAACCAAAGAAGAACTGGAACAAATCGGCAGCATGGTTAGCGAGGCCGTCGCCACCAATACCGAAAAGGCTATTAAGCCTCTGGCGGAGAAGGTTGATGCGCTACAGGCCAACCAGGACAAGCTGACCGAAACCCTGACTGCAAACTCACGCGCGGAAGAGAAAACGAAACGTGAAGCGGTGGCAAAAGTTCACGGCGATATTGTGGCTAACGCCCTGTCTGGCGAAGCTCTGGACGCAATGTTCAAGTCGCTGGGCGAAGCTGCTCCGCTGGGCACTAACTCTGCGCAACAGCAGAAAGAAACCGGTGCGCCGAACCCTGACGAATACTTCAAGAAATAAGGAGCCAGACTAATGGCACGTTATCGCCGCGTTAATATCGACGGTCAGTCTCTGTACAAGACCGAAACCCGCGCCGCCGCCGCAGCACTGCTGCCTGGTACGGCTGCTGTCATCAATGGCGACAATCAGTTTGCGCAGGCAACTGCGCTGACCGGTCGCATCTACATCATCGACGTGGCCTACCATCAGGGCTTGAATATCACAGAGGCTGTTCCCGCTGGTGATTCCGCTGTTGGCAACTACGTCGAAGAAGGCCGCGAGCTGGCGCTGCTCTGCGTCGCCGGAACCTACGCCAAAGACGACCCGATCAAGCTGGGCGCAGATGGTAAGTTCACGAAGGCAACGGCGGATACCGATTCGGTAATTGGCTACAGCCAGGATGATGCAACCATTGCGGCCAGCACTACCGATTTCATCCGCGTGCGCATGCGCGTTGGCACTGTAGCTGCACCGGCAACCGGCGGCGGCGAGTAAAGGAGAGCAAGAATGTATTTTACCCCCGAAACACTGGCTGCTAACAGCCGACTGCGCGGGCACTGGAATGAGCTGTGGGCCAACCGCAACATCTTCAACCATCATCACGACATGATGGTTAACTCATATCGCCAGAGCATGACCCCGGAAATGCTGGCAGCTAACGCTGTAGGTGGCTTCGCCCGTGAGTTCTGGGCCGAGATTGACCGCCAGATTATCCAGATGCGCGATCAGGAAATTGGCATGGAAATCGTCAATGACCTGATGGGCGTGCAGACTGTGCTGCCTATCGGGAAAACCGCGAAGCTGTATAACGTGTCTGGCGATATCGCTGATGACGTTTCTATCAGCATCGATGGCCAGGCGTCGTATTCCTTCGACCACACGAACTTCGGTTCTGATGGCGACCCGATCCCGGTATTCACTGCCGGTTACGGCGTCAACTGGCGTCATGCTGCTGGGCTGAACACTGTTGGTATCGATCTGGTGCTGGAGTCTCAGTCCGCGAAGATGCGCAAATTCCACAAGAAGCGCGTCAACTTCTATCTGAACGGCGACTCCAGCATTGTTGTTGATGGCCTGCCAGCTCAGGGCATGAAAAACCACCGCAATACGCAGAAGATCAACCTGGGCAGCGGAGCGGGCGGCGCCAATATCGATCTCACCACCGCAACCCCGGCTCAGTTGCTGGCCTTCTTCGGCCCAACCGGACCGTTCGGCCTGACGGCTCGCCGCAACAAAGTTACCGCTTACGACAAGTTGTGGGTCAGCCCGGAAGTGTGGGCAAACATGGCGAAGCCGTATCTGGTAGACATCAACACCGGCACCAATGCCCTGTTGAGCGGAACCGTTCTGGATGCGATCAGCAAGTTCATTCCTGCGAAGTCCATCCAGATGTCCTACGCGCTGTCTGGCAATGAGTTCCTCGCCTATGAGCGTCGTCAGGACGTGATCTCCCCGCTGGTCGGTATGGCCGTCGGCGTTGTCCCTCTGCCACGCCCGATGCCTCAGTCGAATTATAATTTCCAGATTATGAGCGCTGAGGGTCTACAAATTAAGAAAGACGGCGAAGGCCTGTCCGGCGTGGTCTACGCCGCCAACCTGGCATAAGGAGAACGACATGGCTAAATACCAGGTAATCAAAGCATGGCATGGCGTGAGCGTCGGTGATGTGGTTGAAATTGAGAAACTGCATCCGTCGCTGAAACCTCATGTGATTAAGCTCTCCGATGCGGCTTTAACCCCGGCGACGCCAGAGGCTGGCACGGATGTGAAATCCCGAAAAGAGATTATCCAGGCTCGGCTGACCGAACTGGGTATTGAGTACAAAGGCAATCTGGGCGCTGAAAAGCTCAGTGAGCTGTTGCCAGATGGCGAACTCGAAAAGCTTTTCCCTGCTGAATAACAGCCGCCGCTAAGGCGGTTTTTTTATGCCCCGCTCCGGCGGGGTATTTCACGGAGTCGATAATGGTAACTCTCGAACAGGCAAAGGAGTATCTGGAGAGCCAGGGAATTACCATTCCCGATTTTGTTCTTCAGGCTCTCGTCGACCAAGCCAACAGCATCCAGGAGTGTCTCGATGCGCATTATCCGGCATCGACCGCGCTGCTGATTCAGCTCTATCTGCTGGCGCTTATGGGGCTGGCGCAAGGCGACAAGTATATCAGCTCGCAGACTGGCCCTAATGGTGCATCTCGTTCATTCCGTTTTCAGTCGTTTCCGGATCGCTGGAAAGGGGCGCTGGCACTGTTGCGCGTCACCGATAAACACGGCTGCGCTAATGACCTCACCCCTCCAGACCCGACCAATACAGCTTTTGCTGGCATATGGATTGCCAGGGGGGGATGCATGTGTGGCGGGGGGCGGTAATGGCCTGGATATCGGTTAAGAAGCGGCTGCCGGAGCCTTTTGTCAAAGTCTGGGTGATGACCGACAGTGGTAAGCGCGTTACCGGATACGTCAAAAGCAACGGTGACTGGTATCTGCTGTGCCGGAAGGTTGCGGCGGAGAATCCGGAGGTGATCCGGTGGGAGGATGGCAATGTCTGAAACAGCACGCTGGAGTTACACCAACGTTGCGACCATCTACCCGCGCGTCTACGACGACTGGAACAGCAACTGGACAACCGGAACTCCCTACCTGATTGACTGCACCTGGACGGCAAACAATGAAGTTGCGGTAGATGCCAGTGGGAAAGAGTTCACCACGAATCTGATTTTCTTCACGGAGCTTAAGCGTAACGGCGTCGATGCGACCATTCCGAAGCGCGACTGGTATATCGCCAGAGGTGACACAACGGCGCAGTCAGATCCGCTGAAAGCTGGCGCGAACGTCATCAAGGCGGTGACGGAATGGGATATGTCACCATTCGGCGAGGAGCCGGACTACAAAGTTCTGACGTGAGGCGATCATGCCCGTAAAAGGTATCAAGCGTGTTCAGATGAACACCCGCAAGGTGCTGAGTGATATAGCTGGTATCCGAACGGAGAAGGTTCTCTATGATGTCATGAATGCCGGGGCCAACCATGCGGCGCTGATTACTCCGGTTGCTAAAACATCACTTCTCATCAACAGCCAATATAAGAAACTCGAGCCAATGCCATCAGGCATGATTGGTCGGGTGGGTTATGCGGCAAACTACGCAGCCGCAGTTAATGCCGCACCGGGAAAACTGAAAGGTAAGCAACGCCCTGATGGCAGTGGCAATTACTGGGATCCGGATGGTGAGCCGGACTTCCTCCGCAAAGGCTTCGAGCGCGACGGCCTCAACGAGATTAAGGCCATCATCAAGCAAGGGTACAAAGTATGACGCGTAACGAGGTGTACGACTCACTGAGGGCGTGGTTGCAGTCGCATGGCTTTGATGCCGGTTATCGCGTCCAGAAGCGATTCTGGAATGAACTGGAGGGTACCGAAGGGGAAAGATACCTTGTCATCCAGCAGAACGGTGGCGGCAAGCCAGAAGAAGCGATAACCCGCGATTATTTCCGCATCCTCCTCCTGTCAGGCCAGAACGACAGCAATATTAACGAGGTTGAAGACCGCGCCGACGCCATCCGCCAGGCGGTGATCGACGACTACAAAACCGAATGCATCATTTCGATGCAGCCAATAGGCGGCATCACCGCCATCCAGACCGAAGAAGGGCGTTACCTCTTCGATATTTCCTTTCAAACCATCATTTCCAGATAACACGGAGATAATTAATTATGGCCGGATGCGAATCAGGTGCATTCACGGGGCGCGACGTCGTCGTTTATTTTGCGATTGGTTGCCCGGAGGTTCAGCCCACGCTGAGCAAGTACAAGCGCCTCGGCATGATGCGTGGCAAAACAACCGGCGTTGAGTGGGAAACCGCAGACGCCACCGCTGACCAGAGCGCGGCGTATACCCAGGAAAATCTGGTCACGTATAAAAACGTATCCTTCTCCGGTGACGGCGTAAGTCGCAAGGAAGCCATCTACGGCCAGAAGGAAATGAAGCGTCATGTTTACAACCCGCCCGGAGAAACCAGCAACCAGCCTTACGTGTGGCTGAAAATCATCTCGCCGTTCGATATCACTGAAGGCCCGTTCCTGGTAACAAGCTGGCAGGATGAATCACCGCATGATGACGTAGCCACGTGGTCGATTGAAGCCTCCAGCGCCGGGCTGGTGGATGTCCGCGACGTCGGCGCGGTCATTAACATCACTTCCCAGCCGCAGAACCGCACCATTACCACCGGCAGTACGCTGACGCTTACCACAGCGGCGACCGTGACAGATGGTTCAGCGCTGACGTATCAGTGGAAGAAGAACGGCACGGATATCAGCGGCGCCATGTCAGCTACCTACACCAAAGCCAGCGCGGTGGCGGGGGATGCCGGCTCTTACACCTGCCAGGTTTCATCGCCCACCGCCGGTACCGTCACCACGAGTCCGGCAACGGTTGTGGTCAACGCGTCTTAACTGACAGGGGCGAAAGCCCCTTTGAGGTTTTATGCAGGCAATTACCGATATCGGCCAGGCGGAGATCCGCGCCGGTGGCCGCAGAATATTCCTCAACCCTTCGTTTCTTGCGATGTCGCGCATTGGAGCACCTGAAGAGATTGTCACAGCGTTCGTGACGGTACACGGCGGACATTACCCTGAGCACCGTATCAGCGATGTTGAAGTGATGCGCAGCATCCAGGCGCGCTGTTTCGCCGACATGGTTGTTACTGCGGCGAAGGTGGTGCAGGCGGCCTGCGATGATGATCTCCGCCAGGTTATTGGCGTCTGTTCAGTAACACCGAAAGGCAAGCTATCGTATCGCCCCGGCCTGCTGCCGGTATCACACATCATCCAGCTGGCTCGCCATCTTATTCGCCATGGGGTGGTGGGTGACCAGCCGCAGGAAGCCGCCAGCAAAGGTGAGGGCGAGTACTCGGGGAAATTCGATGCCCGGTCTTTCGTTTATCTGGCGGTGGCACACCTGGGCATGAGCGAGTCCGATGCCTGGAACATGACCATGACCAGCTTTCGCGCCGCGATGAATGCAAAATACCCACCGAATGAAGCCACGAAAATCCCGACAGAGCAGCATTACGATGAGGCTATGGACTGGGCAGAGAAGATGTTCGCACTCGATGCACAGCGGAACGGGCTGCACTGACCGCTGTTACTGAGATCAAAAAATCAGACCTGCCCGTTGCGCTGCCGCGCTCCCCTGATAGGATGTGAATTTCGTTATTGCTGGGGAAATGGAATGAAAGTATTTTTTTGGGGATGCGTATTGTGGTTAATAACCGCCACGGCTAATGGCGCTGACACCTACCAATGTAGTTACGCAAAAGCTGGTCTTACAAATGGCGTCATGGGTAACATGAGCATACCCGTTCCTGCAAAAGTGGAAGTTTTAGATGATTCAATAAAATTGCATCGCCCAGATGGAACATTTGTTTTTAGTCCACCTCTTACTCAAAATAGAGGGGCGCTGAAAATAGTTGATGATGGCTCAAAAGTATATGTCGCGGCAACTGATGGCTCTAACTTCGCTGTTTCTGACAGGATAGGCAAAGTAACGGAGCAGTGGGATAAATGCCAAGTAATGCAAAAGGAAAGCGAAAGGATAAAACCGATCGACAATCCAAAATGGCGAAATTTGACTACAGCGGAAAAAACGGCTGTAGAAAAAGCTATTACCGATAAATTAAAAGATCCTTATAGTGCTAAATTCAAACATTCCCAATTTATATCCAATGGAAATGGTGAATATTGTGGATATGTGAATTCAAAAAATTCATATGGCGGGTATGTTGGCAATACACCTTTCCTAATAATGATCGTTGGTAAAGGAAAGGACCTCAATGCTGCCGTCATATCTTTCGGTAGCGATGAGAGCGAACAATTGGCTACTCAACAGGTATGTCAACAGATCGGTTATTTCTGAAGCTCAAGCGTGATATAACATCGAATTAAACCCCGCCTCGTCGGGGTTTTTTTATTGCCTGGAGAAAATACATATGTCCGAAAATGTAGGTGAGATTGTTTACATAATTCGTGCGGACACAGCCCAGTTGCTTTCTGCTGGTCGTAATGTTGTCGATATGACAAACGATCTCCAGAGTAATTTTGATGATACCGATGAATCAGCGGACAACTTGAATACGACACTGTCGAAGCTCGCAGCAACGATCAAGTTAATCTTCGCCGCTGGGGCGTTGCGTGAGATGGCAAAAATGGTGCAGAGCTATCAGGAGATGGCCGAGCGCGTTCAGATGGCGACATCAAGTCAGGCTGAATTTGAAAGCGTTCAGAGGCGCTTACTTAATACAGCTAACGGGACTTATCGATCTTTAGCAGAGGCCCAGGAGCTTTATATTCGAAGCGCCGACGGTCTGCGCAGCATGGGTTATTCCACTGAACAGGCTATCGATGTCCAGGACTCAATGTCTTATGCTTTCGTTAAGAACGCCGCCAGTGCGGACCGGGCCGAGTCAGCTATCAGTGCATTCACCAAAGCGATAAACACCGGGAAAGTTTCCGCCGATCAGTGGGAGTCCATCACTACCGCCATTCCAACCGTAATAAACGACATTGCGAGCGCCAGCGGGAAAACGGCAGGGGAAATACGTGCGCTGGGTGCAGCAGGCAAACTGACAGCTACAGACCTTAGTGAAGGGTTGCGGCAATCTCTTGACGACAACACCGCAGCGGCGGCTGGAATGTCTAACAATCTTACCGATGCTGGCGTGAGGATGAAAACGGCCTTTACCGAAGTTTTGGTCGCGATCGAGGACCAGACAGGTGCGTTACAAACCTTCACTAACGGTCTTATTGCTGCCGCTGACACTACTCTGGAGTTTGGCCGAGACTCTGAAAGCATGGCTGGATTCATTGATGCGGCCACTATTGCTGCGAAAGCATTCTCTCTTGTTCTGGCTGGGCGTTATGCAGGCGCTTTGAAAGCCGGGATAGCCAGTAAAGTTCAAGCCATGGCCGCAAACCGCCAAATGATAACCGCTGAAAATCAGGCGGCTCAGGCAGCGCTCTTTTCAGCCAATGCCACACAACGTAGATCGTTAGCAGATAAGGAAGCTGCGATTTCTGCGCTTAACCTTGCTCAAGCTGAATATAACGTTGCAAGGGGTAGCGCGGCAGAAATGTTAGCGCTCGATAACCTTATCGCCGCAAAGACAAGAGCAACCGCAGCCTCCATCGTGTTAACTGAAGCAGAAACAGCACAGGCAGCAGCTACCGTTCGCGCTACTGCCGCTGCTAGCGCTGCATCCGTTAGTATGGGATTAATGCGCGGCGCGCTTTCTCTGCTTGGCGGGCCTGCTGGCATTGTTATGATCGTGGCGGGAGCCTTACTGTATTGGTGGCAAAGCGCTAAACAGGCGAAAGAAGAAGCTCTTAGTTTTGCTGATTCTCTGGATGGCGTTATTGCCAAGATGAAGGAGATGAATCAGGCGCAGCTTGTCGGCACAATGGCAGATATAGCTAAATCTATAGAGGCTCAAAAAGATCACATTGATGACCTCAATAGCTCTGTAAAGGAAGCACAGTCAGAGTATGACAAATACATCACCCTTGCGAAGCAAATGGGCGTCGCTCAGGATCAGAATAATGGCTATGTAAAAAAAGCTAACGAATGGCTTTTGACTTTAAATCAGCGAAAAAGAGATGTCAGTAATGCGACTGATAAATTAAATCGTACAACTGAGCAACAATCTCTTATTCAGGGGCAACTCAATCAAAAAGCAAGAGAATCCGAAGAAGCCTTCAATATTCTTGAAAATAACCTCAAGAATAAAATTCCCAATGCAAGTTCCGCCGCAATAACAGCAATGGCCTCGACTATTCAGGTACTGGATAGCCTTAATAAAAAAGCAGCGAACGCTGGAAATATACAACCTGCGGAACCTGAAGATTCCCCAGAAGCGAAAAAGCTTATCCAGAACGCCGAACGCCGCCTTGCTCTTTCAAAACTGGAAGGTGAAGCAAGAGCAAGACTGCAGGCACAATACGATGCTGATGATGCCAACCTTACTGATGAGAAAAAAAGAAGGGCCCTTGAGGATCAATACGCTGAAACAGAGCGGTTAACCAGTGCGCGAAAAGCCGCAAACAAGGAAGCGAAGAAGTCCGCTGACGACGCAACGCAATTTTTATCTCGTCAGCAGTCTGCATTGGATCGACTCAACACCGGTTATGCCGATGGCTCGCTTGAACTGGCGAAGTACGATGCGGTTATGGCGCTTGGAAATAAAGCGACTGACGCGCAAATAGCTAAGGCTGAGCAGCAGGCCGACGCAATCTGGAGAAGTCAGCAGGCGATAAAGGCCGCTGCGGAGGAAGAGAAAAAGCGCGCTCAGGCCAGTCAGAACTTTACCAGCCTGCAGGGGCAGGTATCACCAGTTGCAGCGGTCGATAACTCATATCTGACGCAAATGGCGCAGCTCAATGAGTACGTAACCCTTTATCCGCAAAAGATCGCGGAAGCCGAAGCGTTACGGGCCAGCATTGAGGAACAGTATCACCAGCGGCGCATGGCGGCCATGTGGGAAGAGTGGCAGCAGCAAAGCCAGATTAACAGCATGATTGGCGCCGCCGTGGACTCCTTACAGGGCGGGGCAACCAGCGCCATTACTGGCCTGATAAACGGCACTCAGAGCCTGCAAGAATCCTTCGCCAACATCGGCACGACAATCCTCAACAGCGTTGTCGGTAGCCTGGTGCAAATGGGGATTGAGTGGGTCAAGAGCCAGTTAATGGGGCAGGCCGCTGCTGCCGCATCACTGGCATCTACAATGGCTCAGGCTACCGCCGCTGCATCTGCATGGGCGCCTGCTGCTATGAGTGCTTCTATAGCAACAATGGGGAGTGCTGCTGCTGTTGGTCAGACGGCCTATGCTGGCTCTCTCCTGGCAGCCAAAGGAATGGCCGTTGCTGGTGCGCGTTATAACGGTGGTCCGGTCGATGCCGGATCTCTGTATCGGGTAGGTGAGAAGGGTAAGCCAGAGATATTCCAGGCCAGCAATGGCAGCCAGTACATGATACCTGGTGATAACGGCCGGGTGATCAGCAACAAAGATATGCAGGGGGGCGGGAGCGGGACAAGCGTTGTCCAGAATGTCAGTTTCACCATCAACACCACTGGCGGCATAGACGATGCGACCAAGTCGTGGATTTTTAAATCGATGAAGCAGGTAGCCCTGTTCCAGATCAATGACCAAGCCAACCGACCAAATGGTATGATACAGCCCCGAAACAAGCGTTGATTTCTTTTATAATTTAAAGGAGCCAGTAAATGGCGATTGAAACAGAAGTTGGCAGCATCACTGCTTTCGATAACGTTAACGGCCAAGGTATTCTTGCGACTGTAGAATTCAAAGATTATGACATGCCGCATGAAGGTATTCGTGTCTTTGTGAAGCTCCCGCTTAATAAAGATGCCTCCGTTGCAGATATTGAATCTCAGGCCACTGAGGACGCCAAGCTTCAACTGAAAAAGTTAGTTTCTGGCTTCTAAACAGCCCGTGAAATTTGCACAACCCGCTCCGGCGGGTTTTTTATTGGGAGTAATCCATGCCAGAAACATTCACATGGACACCACAGCGAGCTTACCAGGTTGAACGCACCCCAAACGTAGCCGTTGTTAAGCTCGGTGACGGTTACGAACAGCGACAGGTGAAGGGTATCAATCCACTGATGGATAAATACTCGCTCACCTTTCGCGGCGTCAGCGGCGCGTGCCGCAGCAACCCAGCTAAGGATGCTGAGGCTTTTCTCAAAGCGCGAATGGCAGTAGAGGCGTTCTACTGGACGCCATCCGATACGGGAGTGAGGAAGCTGTTTGTCTGCCGCTCCTGGAATATGACAAAGACCGGGCCGCTGTTTGAACTGACGGCCACTTTTGAACAAGTACCACGATAAGGGGAAAGATTATGACTTTAGAACAACGAGTGAAAGCGCTGGAAGTTGCACTGGCAAATCAGCAGAACGAAATGAAAAAAGCCGTTAGTTCAGCTATTCAGAGCGCGATGCGTCCAGGTGGGTGCTTGTATACTGCGTTAAGGGCTGATGAACCATTCAGCGTAGCTGGCGGCCAGGTATTCATTGACGATGCCAAGATTAATGTGGGTGCGGTAAATGCGGCCCAGAATCGAACCGCGAAATATGAATCCGGCTTCAATATTTCAATTATTTAATCTTTTTAAAGTTCGCTACGATATCACGCATAATATCGCTATCAACACCTGATAGGTCATCAATGATGCTATCTCGTTTATCAGGCATTTTTGCCAAAATGGCTGCAAGAACCTGCTTGATAGCAACGATTTCCAATGCGATTTCTCTTGGTATTTTCTCTGACATCGTGAAGCTCAGATCGATGAATTTCTTTTCCATAACATTCCTTATCCAGAGGTAATCAGCCATCCCTCTTTCTTTGAATGCGCCAGCGTAAAACCGCTGGCGGGCTGAATCTTAACCATAGCCAGGCATTTAAATCAGTAACATCCTGACAAATGATCAGTAGCCACCTTCGGGTGGCTTTTTTTATGGGAGTTTGCCGTGCGCGACATACCAGCAAATTTAATTATCGACAGCGTGGACGCAGGAGTTGGCGCGTTTATCGACCTGTTCGAAGCCGACCTGCAACCCTTTGGCGGAGACCTTATCCGGTTCCATTCCGGCACCAATGGATATTACGGAAATGTGATCTGGAAGGGGAATCAGTATCAGGCATACCCGATAGCAGTCGAAGGGTTCGAGTCAAAGAACGAAGGCACATATGCCCGGCCAACAATGGTGGTGGCGAACGTCACGGGTTTACTGACGGGCATAAACCATGACTTCGACGACATGCTTGGGGTGGTGATCACCCGCCGTCAGGTTCCGGTGAAATACCTGGACGCGGTGAACTTCCCCAATGGCAACCCTGACGCAGATCCGACGCAGGAAGCGGTTTCCCGCTACGTTGTGGAAGAGATGACCGAAGAGACATTCGAGCAGGTCACTTACACGCTGGCGACACCGATTGACTGCGACAACGCTATCATCCCGGCGCGAACCATCCTTGCCGACGTCTGCCAGTGGCTGTATCGCGGCGTCGGGTGCGGATATGACGGGCCGCCGGTTGCAGATGAGCGCGACAATCCAACCACTGACCCGGCGAAAGATAAGTGCTCTCACCGCCGTAGCGGCTGCCGCTTCCGTTATCCACGACCGGAACCAATGCCAATCAGCAGCTTCCCCGGCTCTCAGAAGGTTTCATGATGCAAGAATTACTCGATTATGCGGCATCGTCGCAGGATGAGGTGTGCGGCTTAATCCTGGATGGCGGGCAGTTGTTCCGCTGTCGGAATGTTCACCCGGAGCCTGGAAAGCACTTCCGAATCAGTGATGATGAGTGGCTGGCGGCCGAGGAGGCTGGAGAGGTGACTGCGGTATTTCACTCTCACCCAATGAACAGCCCGGTTCTGTCCGGCGCCGACCGTAAATGCCAGGTTGCATCGGGCCTTCCATGGGTGCTGGCCTGTAACGGGAAAATCAGAACGTTCAGGCCGGTGGATTACCTTTTGGGGAGGCGGTTCGAGCACGGAGTGACTGATTGTTACACGCTATTCCGTGATGCGTATCACCTGTGTGGCATTGACCTCCCTGACTTCGAAAGGACGAATGGCTGGTGGCTGAGAGGGGAGAACCTTTATCTGAACAACATGTCGCGCAATGGCTTCAATCAGGTATCGCCGGGAGAAGCGCTGCCAGGTGACGTAATAATCAGGCAACCATTCCCCGGAGCTGACCCTTGCCACGCAATGATTCTGCTCGATGACAATATGGTTCTTCACCACGATTGCTCAGGGCATTTAAGCCGGAGAGAGCAAATGCGCCCGGCATACGTTAAGCAGATGCATTCCATATGGAGACATGAACAGTGCTCATCTTTAAATTTGCAGGCAATCTACGCCGATTTTACCGCCAGATATCCCTGAACGTTGATACTCCAGCGCAGGGATTACGCCTCCTATTGGCGCAGGATTTAGAATTCAAAAAAGCCTTTCTCAATACAAAGCTGCGTGTGCGGGTAGCGGGCGAGGATATTGAGGCATCTGCGATGCAATGGCATATGGACCGCCACCTTAAAGATGGCTCAGTGGTCATGTTCGTACCGGTAGTGGAGGGGGCGATCACCGCCGCTGCGGCCGCATGGATTGCGGTTGCCGTTAGCGTAGCGTCTATAGCTTATTCGGTTTACATGTCACGCAACATGAAGACAAAAACCTCCGCAGAAGCCGCAGAGACCAATACGCTCACAAATAACTCATTTACCAGTGCTGAGAACCGGGTGGGGCAGGGGCGCGCGGTGCCACTCCTACTGGGAGAAATGGAGGTCGGCTCGAACGTTATTTCACTCGGCATCGACACAAGCAACAACCAGGACTGGACGGAATCTATTAGCTAAGGTGGCATTATGTCTTCAGGCGGCGGCAAAGCATCAACCCCCAAACTCCTCGACGATAACCTCAAGTCAAAGCAATTTTACCGGGTACTGGATCTCATCAGCGAAGGGCCTATCTATGGGCCCGTTGATCAGGAACACCTGTCATCATTCAAGCTCAATAAGACTCCCGTAACTGATGCGACAGGCAGTGTCAGCGTAAATGGTGTCAGCGTCGCCTGGCGCCCCGGATCTGAAACGCAATCCCCCATTAATGGCTTCTCTGCTATTGAAGCGACCACCATCGTAAACACCGAAGTAACCTATGATACTCCGCTGGTTCGCACTATAACCGATCAGGACGTTACCCGGGTGCGGTTTAACGTTGGTGTGACCGGACTGGTCGAGCAGGACACCAAAGGCAATCAGAAAAACACGTCCGTCACTCTGGTGTTGGAGAGCAGAACTGGCGCTTCAGGCTGGGTTATTGAAAAGACCGTGACCATCACCGGGAAGATATCAGGCGAATATCTTGAGGCCCATCTGATTGATGCTCCGGATATCAAGCCGTTTGATATTCGCGTTCGCCGCATTACGCCAGACAGCAGCAGTGATTTGCTGTCCAACGGCACTATCTGGAATAGCTACAGTGAAATCACCGATGACAACCTGAGCTATCCATATTCAGCCATCGCAGGCGCCGTTATTGACCGCGACCAGTACACCGACACCCCAAGCCGCACTTACCATCTTCGCGGACTGATTGTGTCTGTACCAGACAATTATGACCCAATCGCCCGAACTTACTCCGGATTGTGGACGGGTGGTTTCAAACAGGCATGGACAAATAACCCTGCCTGGTTGTTCAGAGAACTGGCAAAGAACTCCCGCTTTGGTCTGGCTAAGCGCGCTGGCTACATCGATGTTGATGACGGTGCGCTGTATGTGCTGTCTCAGTATTGCGATCAGCTTGTTGATGATGGGTACGGCGGCAAAGAGCCACGCATGACGCTTAACGCTTACATCACAGAGCAGGCCAGCGCGCGTGACATTCTCGACAAGATAGCGAGCATGTTCCGTGGAATTGCGCTGTGGGACGGCCTGCGCCTTTCTGTCATGCTGGATGCGCCACAAGACCCGATCGCGACAATCACGAATGCTAATGTGGTAAATGGTGAGTTCAAACGCAGTTCTGTAAAGCGATCTGAAAAATACAATGCAGTTATTGTGTCATGGACTGACCCGGATAACGGCTGGGAGCAGGTGAAAGAGTACGTTTCCGACGATGAGATGATTGCCAAAGGAAACTACAACGAGACCACTCTGGAGGCGTTTGGCTGTACCTCACGCGGTCAGGCATGGCGGGCTGGTAAATGGCTACTTGAAACAGCGAAACGTGAAAGCAGCAGGCTGTCCTTTCAGATGGCGCGTGACGCCATCCATTTCACTCCTGGCGACATAGTTGAAATCATGGACAACAACTATGCCGGCGCACGCCTCGGCGGCAGAATAATGTCGCATTCAGGCAATAAAATTACCGTTGATGCTGTTGACTCCTCGCTTATCGGCGGTGGTGATACCATGTCTATCATGGGTAGCAATGGTAAGTTCGTGAAGTACGTTATTGACGGTGTTGCAAACAACGTCGTGACCCTGAAGACGACTCCATCATTGGTGCGGGATGGAACGGTTTTTGCCATTTCTACCAGCAGCGTCTCGACTCGTTTATTCCGCATCCTCAGCGTTGCGGAGACCGAAAATAATTCCGTATACAGCATTACGGCCTCCCAGCACGATCCAAATAAGCAGGCCATTGTTGATGAGGGGGCTGTTTTTGACATTCCCAGCGATACCCTTAATGGCTACCGTGTGCCAAACATTGAAAATCTGCGCATCATTAACACAAATTCTGAGACCATTCAGGTCACAGCAACCTGGGAAACAGCTACAACCACTAAAAAGCTGATGTTTGAACTGTACGTTTACAGTGCTGATGGGAAATTAGTTGCGCAGTATGAGACCGATCAGTTCCGATATGAGTTTTACGGCCTGAATGCAGGAAGTTACACGCTTGGGGTTCGTGGTCGAAACGAAAATGGAATGAAAGGCGCTGAGACTCAGGTAAGCCTGATTATCGGAGCGCCTAATCCCCCGAACTCGGTTCAGTGGATACCTGGCCCACTTCAGGCCACTTTAGTTCCGGTCATGTCTGTTACTGCCACATCTGATACTTCTTTTGAATTTTGGTACGCAGGTGAGACTCCGATTCCATTGTCCGACGACATTGAGAATAAAACTCAATTCCTTGGCCGTGGCAATCAGTGGACCATCCAAAAACTTAAGTTTGACCATGTTTATTACGTTTATGTTCGAACTCGTAATGCATTTGGCGTTTCAGGATTTGTAGAGGCTTCTGGAAAACCAACGGACGACTTCAGTGATATCACCAATGCAATCCTGGAGGAGATTAAAGAGACTGATACGTTCAAAGACCTGATCGAGAGCGCGGTGGAGAGCAGTGAAAAGTTCGCAGAACTGGCTGATGCAATCAAAGAGAATGCAAACGGTCTTGCAGCGGCGGTTGGATCGAATAAGCAGACAGCAGAAGCAATCATTGGGAACGCCCTGGCTATTGCTGATGTTGTTGTGCGCCAGACTGCGCAGCAGGGCGCAAACTCTGCGACATTCGAACAGCTCCGGAAGGTGATCGCCACTGAGACGGAGGCGCGAGTTACTGATGTTACCCGTCTTGAGGCAAAAACTGCGCAGAATGAAGCCGGTATTACTGATGTTCGCCAGGCATTAGCGACGGAAACTGAAGCGCGCGCTTCTGCGGTAAGCCAATTGACTGCTGCCACGCAGGCCGCCTCTGATAAAGCTGATTCAGCTGCTGCTGTAGGTGCTCAGAATACAGCATCAATCACTGATCTTAGCCAGGTAGTCACGGGCCTCGATTCCTCAATGGCATCACGTCTGGAAGAACTGGGTGCACAAACTGATAAGGCCAGCGGCGGTATTCAGAACAATGCTATCGCGCTGATCACCAGCACGCTCGCTCAGGTTAACCAGCGTAACCTTCTGAGCGTGCAATATGGCGATAACAAAGCCGGTATTGAGCGGGTCGATAATGTAATGGCCGATGCCAGTAAAGCTGTTGCTGAGTCGTTGCGCACCCTTGACTCCAGTGCCGGTGGAAACACCGCGAATGTCACTGATCTGTCAAAGACGCTTGCTGACTTCACACAGGCTTCGGCAACTCAGATCAATTCGCTGAAGGTCACTGTAAATGGCCAGCAGGCCGCTATTGTCCAGAATGCTCAGGTATCAGCTGACATCAACAATAACCTGAATGCGATGTACAGCATTAAGGTTGCTGTTGATTCTAATGGTAATCAGTATGCAGCAGGGATGGGGATTGGTGTTCAGAATACGCCATCTGGCATGCAGTCGCAGGTTCTCTTCCTGGCTGACCGCTTTGCTGTGATGACTCAGGCTGGAGGGACTGTGACTCTGCCGTTTGTTATCCAGGGCGGACAGGCTTTCTTTAACGATGCGTTTTTCCGCAACGCCAGTATTGAGTTCGGGAAAATCACTGATTCACTGAAGTCGGATAATTTCGTTAGCGGCTCGGCTGGCACTGGCTGGAACCTGCCGAAAAGTGGCAACGCTGAGCTGAATAACGTCACGATCCGGGGAACGGTATACGCCACTAACGGCAGCTTTAAAGGTACGGTAGAGGCGACAACTTTTGTTGGTGATATTGCAAACGTGGGGATTGGCAGTGACGTCAATATTTCTGGCGACGGGGTTGCGACAAAAACAATCACGTTTACGGATTCCTCATCAGCGGCACTGAGTAAATCAGCACTTCTTGAGGCGCTGATTTATGTTTCTTCAGTGACTGGCACCACAACGGTCTCCATCACTCTCAGCATCAACGGGAATACACGCAATTTAGGCACAATCAATGTGCCAGCCGGGAACAGTGGGCTCTGGATGACCGTAAGACATGCAGTGAAGGGGATTACCTCAGCCACTGTAACCGGCGTCATAACGGTTACCGGCACCGGGGTGGCCAGCAAAATCATTTCATCCCCGACATTAACAATTACCCGCGGTACTGGCTCTTTTGCCTGACCTTCTGATATTCAACCTGATTTATAACCCGCTTCGGCGGGTTTTTTATTGCGTGGAGAAAATATGATTTACACAACAGGCACGATTGCAATCAGCGGCAATACGCTTACCGGAACGGGTACAAATTTTACAGCAGCTGGCACTCTCATCCGTAATGGCTGCACCGTAATCGCGCTAACCAGTCCGCCGCAGGTATTCCAGATCACCGCCATCGGCGGGGCAACCAGTCTCACTGTTACACCAGCGGCAAACCCTGCAATCCCTGCAGGAACGAAGTATTCGATTTTGCTAAGCGACAGCCTTAGTGTCGACGGTCTGGCGCAGGATGTTGCTGAAACATTCACGATGTACCAGCGCTATATGAGCGGTTTCGCGGATGTGATGAACGGTACCGCAAATGTAACTATCACCATCAATGGTGTTTCGGTCACAGTGCCGGGTCAGAAGTCACTGGCCAAGAAAGGCGCTAACAGTGACATTACCAGTCTTGGCGGATTAACAACTGCGCTAAGTATTTCGCAGGGGGGGACAGGTGATAAAACTGCCGCCGGTGCTCGAATAAATCTCGGCTTGGGAAGTGCCGCAACCAAA